TTTAGGGTAAACACTAAGACATGGCGCAACAAACAATGCGCCATTGCTTATTGTAGAATACTACAAAACAGATGGGCAAACGAAAAGTTTCAAATAAAAGCCATAAAAACCACAAAGAGTGATAAATAAGTATGTAACAACAAAGTTATTTGGCAACAGAGGTTATTATGACAAAGAAAAGAAAATCACAAAAACAAAGAAAACGTTATCAACGTTATGTTCAAAAAGGCACTATAAGAACCAGTGGTAAAAAAGAACATGCTACAGGTTGGCTTAATCATTATATAAGTGTAACAGATCCACTTTTAACAGCAGTTATGCCACATGAGTTAGACAGTTGGTTAGATGTAGAACATTTTGTTATACCATACACATACGACAAAAACAACAAAGATGAACTGTTTGTAAACTTTACTAAAGGCGATGCCGCATATATAGAATATTGGCTCACAAGATTGGAAAATGAAATATGCCACAAACATATACAATACGCAGGACAAATGTTTAATCACATGCTACAACCTGTTAATCATTACAGCACACATGAAGCAGTAGGAACAGCAAACAGCACACTCACAATGATAAGTGGTTTACGCATTAACTTTTTGCGTAACGGTGAAGATCCAAAGTATCTTAAAAGCCAACTTAAAATGATAGAGCATGTTTTTTGGATGAGTTGGTTTTTCCTAAAAGGTTACAACGACATACTTACAGATCAAGACATAGGATTTAAAAAAAGCAATGGTAAAGCAAATCCGCCATTGTATCCTGTTCATTTTATAGAGTATTCAAAAACTTTAGCAGATGAAACATTGTTTGAAAGTGATAACACAATAATAACATTATGAAAAAAGGTGAAAAGAAAGTAACATTACAAGACGGCACTAAGATTACTTTATTTGAACACAAATGGGGTATAAGTGCTATTGAGTTAGCCAAGTTAGAATCAGTAACCCCCGATGCTATTCACATGAGAGTTATGCGTTTTGGTAATCCTTTTCAACGTCGTAACAAAGAAACTTTTTATGAAAAAAAATATGGCAAAACAGTAATGGCCATAGCCATGGAGTTAGGTTTACATCCTATCACGGTTGCTAACAGAGAAAACAAATATGGTGATGTTTACCATGAACCCGAGGCTTTTATAGGCAAATATCAACGTGGTAAACAGACAGCACCAAAACATTGGACCGAAAGCAGAACTACAAGAAGTTTAGCCACATACTTCAAACTGGACGATTTAAAATAAAAACAATAGGAATAATAATGGATCAATACGAATATCTAAAACAAGTCACACCAAAAGAATACAAACATGGTTTAAACCCTGCTCAACAACTAACAGTTATATTAGACACAGCCACTCAGTTAGGGTTCTGCTATACTAACCATGGTAACATACGCACAGAACTGTTTATAGAAGACCCTGTGGGCATTAATAAACGTGAACCTTTCTTTGTGATATACAACAACGCGGCTCGACCTACATGTAATAATGGCCACTTTATGTTAAACAAATACATTAAAGAAGTTTGGTCGGAGGCTATAGAGTTTGAATGTGGTTTTCGCAAGCCTACCGATGCTTGGTATAAGCAACGTAATGCTGAAAGAGTTCAGTTACCAATACAACCTATTGAGATACATCAAGAAAGTATAAACACCGACGCCAGTGATCTAAATGCTGTTAAAAAAACTTTAGGTTTATGGTATAAACTAATGAACTACGACTGGGACGGTAAACTTTTAGACGGCAGTATAAAAGGGTAGTTACTCCTTTAATAGACTACCCTTTGCCGCACCTACCAGTTACTCCTACCCTACTGATCCTTTTCACTATCCCATAACACAATGTAGTCCTCGTGTATTTCACGTATACCACCATTGCTAAGATAGTTATATATTTGTTTGCCGTATTTTTGACTAAGCATATATCTTCTATATACTATACTGTTATTTTGTTTTGCTAACTGTTGTTGATATTTACTTAACAACAACCAATCTGTTTGAAACTTCATAAACATTTCTACACCTTTATGGTCACGTGGATTAGTCATCTTTTTTATCCTTGTTGCCCCATATTCTATCCCAACCGCTTTCATATGCGTCATCATTAGCACCTCTACGAGCACTACCTTTTCCGCCATGTGTTTGACCCGGCTTAGGCTTAAATCCTTCGCTGATGTCTCTTGCGGCTCTTAGTGTAGGGTCACGATTAATAATCTTTTCGTTCTTTACCCAGTTTTTATCTTTTTTATCTGTCATAACATTCTTCCTGTGCTTCTACGTGTATCTCTATATATCTCCGGCTCTGCGCCGCGGATTGGATATGTTCTCTGTATATAATAACCTAAAGCATCTGTAATATGGTCGTATCCACTGTTTTTGTCCGGCTGACGTGTGCCTTCTTTATAAGTCATTTTTATTAGGCCTTCTCGTAACTGTTTACATTTTGGTGTTATAAACAGTTGACGTTCGCCCAAGTTGTTACATAATCTTGCGTTTACACTACTTATCCTCTCTGCTACTGGCGGATTACTTTTACCAGTAACCAGTTTAAAACCGTGTTGTTGTAGTATAAGGTGATCACTCATGCCTGTGCTGTTAGTTGTTCTGCGTAAACCTGTGGCATCGGGGTATACAAATACTGGTCTGTTACCGTATCTGCGTTTTATTTCCTGTGCCATTTCGTTTGTGTTTGAACTGTATATGGTGATTTCATCTATACACCATGTGTTACCTTCTCTGTCCTCTACACACACCACAGCACGCATTGGATCTATGTTAAAGTCCATACCTACATGTATTGGTGTAACATTGCTTAAATGACTGGGTGCTGGTAGCACGTTATCTTCAGTAAATGAATAATAACACACACCCATATAACTCACAAACTGGCTTAAATATTCCTGTTCAAATGTTCTTTCATCTAAGTCTCTTTTGGCGGCTTCTATTTCTGCTAACGGCACATTGCCACCTTCTAATGTGGTAAACTGCCAACTTTGCCAGTCTGTTTCACCACTTAAACTGTATAAGTCATAAAACCAGTTTCTGCCTTTAGGTGAGCCGATGAATAGTGCTGATCCCTGTGTATCACTTAGTGTAGGTCTTAATATTTGATGCCATGTTTCTTCATGAATATCAGCACACTCATCTAACACAATAAAGTTGTATTTGGCACCACGTAATGCTTCTCTGTTATCAGCACTACGAATAAAAATAACTGAACCGTTTTTAAGTCTTATGTTTAGATCGCTTTCGTTTACTTTGTCTATCCATTTAACAGCATATAGACGATTTTTAAGTTCGTCCCATATGACTTGTTTTGCTTGTCTATAAGTTGGTGCTACATACAGACACTTGGAGTTAGGAAAACGTGAAAACTTAGCAAGTTCATTTATACTTAAAAAACTTTTACCAAATCGACGTCCAGCCGCTACAACACGAAAACGACTTTCATGATCGCTTACAGTTTTTTGCGGTGGTGTCAGTTTCACTACTGAGGTTTATTGAGTTCGCTACCGTATCCAATAATAATAGTTAAGACTGTTAGAGGTGTAAACCATGGATTTAACATACCTAACATCTGTCCCCACATTAGACTTAGTCCAGTAAGACTCATTGTGTTTATATATCTTGTTTTTTCTTCCGAGAAGTTCATCTTCATATCTATATCTCCTTAAAGTTGCGTTACAGTAGTATTTATCAGTTTCTTGTGTTTTTCCACAAAATAGAGGTTGACGCAGATAAAAAAGATGTTATAGTATACATACGTTAGCAATAAAGCAAAACGTATATTAAAGGAAAGAAAAATGGCGACATTAACTTTTGACAACGAAGTCTTAAAAATCGTAAAAGAGAAGAAAACTGTTACTCATGAAGTAATAGATCAAAATAAAACTATAGACGCATTAGTAGATGCGGGATATACATACTGTATAGAAGTCGAATATAATACTGACGAACAACGTGATTTATTCGAATATAGTTTTATTCCGTTAACTAAAGAGCAAACAGCAGAATATATAGAAGATTGTGCTGTAATGAATGTATGTCCAAATGCTGGCATTGGAGATCAAGCAATGGTCGATAGTGAGGAGTTTGCTATAGAAAAGCAAATAAAATGGATGAAAGACAATGCTTTAGCATTAGAACCTACTCTTAAAATAACAAAAGATTTGTTTCGTTTTGGCGGAGTATATACTTTAGCAGAAATGAAAGAGCAAATCAACTATATAGAAGTTGCTTAACATATTCTATAACTATAAAGCACACTCTTTAGTGTGCTTTTTTTTGACCGATAGCGAGGTTGACGCAGATAAAAAATGTAGTATACTATATGTATATTTTAAATAAAGGAGTTAATAAAATATGGAAAAAATGACAAATGAAGAATATAAAGAATATAAGGCAAATAGAGCATCTATATCCGATATAAAAAGAGAAATACTCACAACTATCGATATATTAGAAAAAAATGGATGGCGCAAAAAGAAATATAGTAAACCGCAGTTACATGCGTTGCTTACATATCAAAATAAACTCGCCGGGGTTACATTATGTAGGGTGAAGTGTGCGATATTGGAGATGGAAGCCGAAAATGTTATACACATACAAAGATATGAAAATGCGACAAACCCAAAAGTTAGACGCAAAATGAAATATTTTACAATAATCTAAGGTTGACACAGATTAAAAGTATAGTATACTATATGTATATTTTAAATAAAGGAGATAAAATATGTTTATATTAAATGTTAAAGGATGGGGAGACAGAGAAGATCAATACTATCCAGTAAGTAAAGGCGACAACATAGAGCAACTGAAAGCAGATAGTTTTGCTCACTTCGATATGGAGATCGATTATTATATTACTGATCCAAAAGTTATAGTAGAAGAAGATGGCAAACAATGGATTGCCGAAGAAGTAATAGAAGAGGGCATAGTTAACGAAGGAGTGTTTGCTTAAAAAGTTATAGACCAAGGGCCTCATTCTTCCGTGTAGGTCTGTTAATGAGAGTTTGATCCACTCGAGAAGTCAAAAACGGATCATTGTATTAAGAAGGCGCTTTTGTAGACATTAGGCGCCTTCCTCCTTTTATGACTTTAAGTTCTTATCTACCCAACTGCTAATCCCCGGATATCCCCACAATGCCATTGCTAATATAACGCCACCGTCTTTGATAGTCTTACCTTGTGACCTTGCTTTTTGATAGTTGGGTTTGTGTCTTGCTATAAAACTCTTAATGCGTTTTAGTGTTTCCTGTGATAGGTTCTCACCTTTTGCTAACTGATTTGCTCTTGCTAAGCCGACTGATGTGCCGGCTTGTTTGCTTTTGGGTAGTGTCTTACGAACTTCTAAGGCTCTACGTGCTGTTTGACGCACGTTTGCTGGTGCTACTGGCATTATACAATAATACCTATAACAAAACCTGCTATAACACCTGCTAAAGCATAGTAATACGCCATATGACGCTCACTGAGTTCGAATCTGTCTTTTATAGTGTAATACACTTGTTTATTCTTCCATTTCATTTGTTGTCTCCTCATTCCATGGTAATACGTCACTGTCCGATCCTTTTACTGGAGAATCAGTCATGTCCAGCCATTGCTTCGAGAGCCAAATCATCATGACTCTGTCACCATTGAGTGCTGTTTCCAACATTTTTTGACGTAGTTTTTGTTTCGTTTTCTGTCGTGCTTTTGTGTATAAGTCGCGAAAGTTGTCTCGGAGTGTGCTCTCCGGCACTGAATAATACTCGCTAAAGTCTTTCCATGTTGAGAACAAGCATGCCATTTGATAGAACTCTTGCTCGGGGATGACTGTTTTTGCTCTGCCTACTATTCTGCCTGTGACTGTTTTTTCGCCGTATTTTATTTTAGTAACTTGATATGGCTTATGCTGTTCGGCATATTCTGTCAAGTTGTCTGTGGGTTTTTCATGTTCATTTGACATAGATGTCTCCTGTAATCAGTTTAAACTGTATGCTTGTATATTTATCCTATTTGACTGTTTTTAAACTCTGTATACGCCATCCTGCGGCTGTTTTGGTGTATAGTTTACGTTTAGTGCCACATAATACACGTTTGTCTTCTATGATAACATATGGACGTTGTTCCATGGGTTTTGTTTCCAATAACCACTTTAATGTGGCATTTTGTTGTCTGCTAAAAGGTTCTGTTAAACTTCTTGCCCAATGTTGATGTTGCTCTGCTATACCACTTGTGCTGAAACGAGGTATACTGGGTATGTATTTTTCATTACTCATAGTTACTCCTACAGTATCTATTTACACTCCACAGCAGGATTATAGTGTTTTATGTGGTATCATATACTTATTATTAATGTGCGAACTACGTTCACACAAAACAAACAGCAAACACTCGTTAACACTCGTGTAGTTGCTTGTTTGTTTGTTCTCTCGAACCTTATTAGAACTTATTATGTAGATATTTCAGTCAAGAAAACACTATTGAAGTGTCTTCCTGCTGTCTCATTATGTGAGTATCACAGCCTGTTCAAACAATAGGTATTTTATTTTTATACATACTACGCAATGGACTTTGACCTTTTCCAACCTACATCAACAACACATTATAAATGTGCCTTATAATCTCGTGTAACTATTATAAGTGTTTATGCGTATGCGTATGTTTGCGACATAACAGAAAGATGTCTTACATTACTACATTGAGCAGGAGTGTGCTTGTAGTTTTGTTTCTCATGTGTAGTTACCGAAATCACTACTTTTGCCATGGTCCTTATATCCGACGGACAAGTCTTATGTTCTGTTTGTTTTAGGGTTCTGTGTTATGCCATGTATGCCTTAATCAAAAAGTATTTATACAAATGACGTCAAATGTTACAGTTTTTTTAGTTTTTGCCCGTTGACAGTTTTGCGATCTGTAGTATAATAGTTGTATGTTTAGCAATAAAGCAAAGACATATTTAAAGGAAAATAAAATGGCAACATTTGAAAACGACAGTAAAGTCTCAAAAATCAATGGAAAGGAGATTCTTGTTTCTACGAGTAATGAGACTCAAAATCTAACTGCTGAGGAATGGAGTGAAAGAGGTTTTTCAACAGAACCTATGATCGATATTGATCAGTTATGTAAAGATAATAATATCAATAAAGGTATTATACCTTTAACTGAAGAGGCAGACGTATGTGAGTTTGACATATATGAGTTTGATAATCTAAGTAGTAGTGTATATGAGTATATACCTGTAACTGATGAACAGGCTAAGGAATATTTTACACTTGAAGAAGACGCCGGAGAAAGTGATACTACTGCTAAATGGAAAAAAGTAGATGAATGGTTAGAATCTACTATGTATAAAAATGCTGTAGCATTTGGTATGGCTAAAGAGGGTCAACTTATAACACCATGTTATAAAGATTATCCTTTAACATTAGTTCCACTAAAAACAGTATTTGAATAAACGTAACCTCTCTGCGTTAGGCGTCGCAAGGCGCCTTTTTTTATGGGTAAAGTTTGCTGTTAGCAGTTAATGGCTACATTATGATGTTAATACTAAGTATTAGGATCTTCTACCAACAGCAAAGGGGTGTAGCAAAACTTTATGAACGAATCTATAACCGGTTGATTAGTGGATTCTCGTTTGGCAACTTTATCATTATGATCCAAGTATGTGATTAGGCATAACTTAGTGGAATGAGTTTTGCTACAGTAAGTATTTATCTATTATAAGTGATTTATCACTTTATAATGGGCAGTCAGCAAAAAACACACCGAAGTGTGCTTTTCACTTTTTTTAGGAAAATCTACTATGCCACTTAAAGTGTCATGTAAATAAAATGGCACATTATTTGAACTTTGGTCAGTTCCTTTATGTGCTGTAACTGGTTCTCTTTCATCGTCGGAGACCAATCGTCAGTTGTTAGTGAAGTATGCTCGATAAAACATACTATACCAGTTACATTATATATTTATCTGTTTTTGTGTTTTTTGCGGATTTATGTGAACATTAGACTTGCGAATAATGTTACAAATGTGGTAAACGTAAGTGCCATTATCATCCATATTCTGTTATCCAGTCTGTCTAATCTGTCAGTGAAAAATGTTCTGTTTTCTTTTACTGCTTTGCCAAGTTCTGTTACACGAGCATGAAGTTGTTTGTGTTCTTTACAGTTGTGATCAATAAACGTTTTAAGTTCATCATGGACTTGTTTTGTGGTGATTCTACTCATTTTATTCTTCAAAATCAGTAATGGCTTTTTCTATATCTGCTTCTGTTTTTAATGTGTCATCACATATTTTGTCAAACATACTGTTAAAGTAGTGTTGGCCACTGTGATTATCTGTCAAATACTGTAATAGTTCTGCGTTAATCGTCATTGTGTTCTCCGAATAGTTTTTCTCTTAGGTCATTTAAAACCTTTTTGTCTTGTTGTATTATAACTGGCACATCGGTGCTGTTACCGTCTCCGCTGTCTGCTTTTGGATGACTCCATAGAAACTCACTGTTAGGTCTGTATGCGTTCATCTCTGTAACTCTTTTATCAAGTTCTTTAGGTGTAGCATTGTTAAAAACATAAACAAATGCTTCGTAATCTGTGCTGTCAAAAGTGCCGCTGATAGTTTTCATTGTTTTATGTGGTGATTTCCACACTAATATTTTATCATTCATAAAAGCCTTGTAACTCCATGGGCAAACACTCTGTATACGAGCATAATAATCTGCCCAATCAACCTCTTTTACGTCCACCTTTCTTTTTCTTCTTCTTTTTCATATATGGATTTGCTTTCGCTGTTCCTCTGCTTCTTTTTGGCATATTTTTCTCCTTATGCGTAACTTCTTACTAATATTTTTACAACACCGCTACCGCCATTGTAACCTGCGCCGCCACCGCTACCTGTGACACTTTGCCCTTCGCCGGCGTTTTGTGATGTTCCGTTTACAAAGTTGCCTCTGCCGTAACCTCCGCCACCTTGGCCGCCACTACCGCCACTACCACTTGATGTAGATTGGTTATCACCACCCCCGCCACCGCCGGCATAGTAGTTACCATCTACCCATTGAAGACCATCTCCGCCGTTGCCACCACTGGCTGACGCACCTGCTCCACCACCACCTCCACCGAGGCTGTTTACTACAGCATTTGTGCCGCTGTTTCCTTTTCCGTTACTGTTACTTATGTTTGATGTAGCACCTGTGGTGACTCTATTGGAATACGCCATCCCTCCGCCACCACTACCACCTTGTAGGCCAGCACCACCACCGCCTCCTTTGACAGTTAAACTGCCTACTACAGTATCATAACCATTTTGGGCATCAACACTACTTTGTCTTGCTTCTCCGCCTCTGCCTACTGTTATTGATATTGTGCCGCCTGTGTAATCGCCGTTTAGATCCCATGTATAAAATGTTTCGTCGAGGTATTCGCCGGCACCTCCACCACCACCTTTACGACCAGCAGGATTAGTGATAATATCTCTGTCATCACCTCCACTACCGCCACCACCTACTGCTAATACTCTAATAATCCCCGGCTCATTAACAGTAAATGTTTGTGTGCTGTTGACATTGTCAAAAGTATGTATAGTGTAGTTTGCTCCATCTATAGTTACAGTTGAAGTAGAGTTACCTCCACTTGTTTCTGCCCATTGCGAAGCACCTGCGATAAATCCTTGCCTTGCCGCAAATGGCATTATACAAATCCTCTGCCTAAACTTGCGAAGTATGTTGTGCCATCATAGAAGAAACTTATAACATCAATGGCATTACCTGCCGTGCTAAGTGTTTTCTGTCCACCCGCCCATTTTATGTCACTGCCTGCTGTTAGTGTATGACTACCACTACCATCTTGTGTTATTATAAGTGTAAAACTTGTTCCTGCTACAGCATTACCTAAACTGTTTATGGTTATGCCGCCTGTTGCTGTTACACTATATATTGTGCCGTTATCTACATTTAAACTGCTCGATATATCGCCACTTTGATTACCTAATGCTACTACAGTTTCTTGGAATGATTTAAGTGTTACATCATTTGTAGTTAATAAACCTGTTATAGTGGCAGTATTTGCTGTTGTATGCCCTTTTATTTCTAAGTTAGCATCTTTATTATCTAAAAATGTTCCTGCGGCGTATGTTGCTATTGGTGAACCACTTGGCGGTGATATAAACACAGTTGTTGTCATCAATCTTACTGGATTTTGTAACAGCACATCAGTATATAAACCTACACCTAACGCACCAAATCCTAAACTACCTTCTTGTTTTATATAATATGTTCCATTGTTTACTTGGGTAGCACCACTGTCTGTAATACCACTCACAACAACTTCAGTTCCATCTGCTAATGATGTAGTTAAAACAATACTATCTGCTGATGTGCTACCACCTTGGTTACCATGTGATATAATAGCAGTAATGGCATTAGTTGCTGATCCACTATTGGCAAACTCTGCCTTGTCTATTACTACATTGCCATTTAGTTTAAAATCACCATATTGTGTTACAGGTTTTACTGTATCTATGTGAACATTTGAGCCTGTGTTAGGTCTAATATTGTTTACATGAACATCACCTGCTGTATGAACATTACCGCTCATTGTGATAGTAGTATTGGCTGTTCCGCTGTTTCTAATATCACTCAAGCCTATCATTACATTACCGCTACCACCTTGAACTTGTAGTGGTGTTATAGTATCACTGCCATTTGTGCCTCTTACTTGCCAAGCAAATGAACTTGATATTATACCATTACTTTGATCATATCCTGTGCCAGTTCTATCGTCTGTAAATACCACATGTTGTGCTCTACTGCTACCATAATCTGTGCCATCATAAGCATGATATAATGATTCATGTAATCTATCACCAGCATTTACTGTGGTTGGTGATTCATAAGTGCCTCTGCCTTTATACCAACGGAAATCCGGTCCTGTTGTGCTATTTTTAAGTTCTTCGTAGTTACTTCTACAAGTTGTATAGTCACTTGATAACATATGTAAACCACCAAAGGCACCTACGCCATCGGCTAATAAACCTACGTTGTCACCTGTTCCTATACCTAATCTGTTGTTAGCACCATCAAACTTAAGATTTTTAAGTCCAAATACTGCTGTGGTGTTACCCATTGTGACATTACCACTTTCTATTGTAACATTACTGTTTACACTAAGATCTGCTGTGGTTAAATCACCTGTGCTTGGATTAAATGTAAGTTTACTACTTGATACTTCTTGAGGTTGATTACCACTTGTTCCGCCTACAAAACTAACATATTTTGTAGCATTTTCAGTAGTATTATCACTTATTGCTGTATTTGTAGCATTTGTGGCATTGTTTACTGTATCAGCAGGATTAAATGTAAACTCACCTGTATTGTTGTTGTATTGTAACTGACCTCCACCACTGGTAACACCTGTTGTAACACTAACTGCGGCTCTGCTTCTTGCGTCAGTATAGTAAAGATTACTACTGCCCTCTGTTAAGTTATCTGTTGTTAAACCACTTAAACTTGATGGTGCTCCTGTTAAGTTACCTACAAAACCACCAGTTGATGTAATAACATTAGCAGTTTCTATTGGTCTGTTAAACACAAACTTACCTGCTGTTGCTGATGCTAAATCTACAGGATCATACTCTAATACTTCTATATTTGTGCCAAATCTTCTGTCTGTTAGTTTTAGTTTACTTTCACCTTCTTTTAAGTTCCAATAATATTCTTGGTTTACAACATCTGCGTTTTGAAAGTTGCTTTGTTGTATAGTTATTGTGGCTGTGCCATTTTCATCAATATTTGTGTTATGTGCTACGCCGGTGTTTAAACCTGTTGTAAGACCAGCATCAGTGTATAACTCCATTAACACACTAAATATAACTTTACCGTAGTATGTGTTACCATTTACTGCTGTTCCAAATGATCCGCTAAAACCATTTAACACAACACTCATACCATCAGCCCAATCCTCCGGTGGTCTGTTATGTTTACTTGTGGCGTTGAATCTTGGAGCATCTCCGGCCTGTCCTGCCGCTAACCTTTGGAAATAGTTACCATTGTTTGCGGTGCCTCCACTACTTGTAGTAAAGTTACCTCTATCTAATCGCATGACCCAATCTCTGTTTGGTTGTAGTCTGCGTATACCTAACTCTAAGTCACCTATTTCTGTTTTTCTGCTTTCAGCACCATGGCCTACAACTAATCTTGAACCTTTTGTGTTATCGGTGCTTTGTGTTAATGCTGAAGCATAAGATTTTTTACGACTACCTAAACCAGTAGCATAATATCCGTTACCACTCTGTGGACCAACTGGTTTTAGTTCAACTGTTTCACCTGCCAAATATGTAAAGTTTTCACCAGCAAGACTTATACCGTCACCGTTGTTTGTGCCCATTTTAGAACTTGTGCTAATGTCATCTGTTGTAACTAAAGTAAATACACCCCTTGTGTTAGTGCCTGTAAAATCATCTGCGTAAAAAGACATTTTTTGGTTAGCATAGTAAGTAGAAGGAGAGGACTGTGATTGTGCTCTACTCCATGCCATTACTCTGCCAAGTTCGTCACCATTTTTAGCATATTGCTCACCTAAAGCACTTTCAAAATCACCATCTAAGGATGATAAATATACTCTTGGTCCAGCCGCATCTCTAAAGTAACTATTGTTTACCATACCACTGTTTTTAGTATGTTGCGTAATGTTTACCTGTGTTACTGGCAATGTTGTAAAATAACTTGTATCTAACTTACCATTATAACCTATGTTCATACCAAACGATTTAAAACCGTCCGCAAAAGGTCTGTTACCAATATTGGTGTTTTTACCAATAGTCATATTATATGGTGCGTTTAGTGTAGGACCGGGGATTTTTCCACTTATACCATTAGGATCTGCTAATGTAACTTTACTGTTTGTTAAGAAAAACGGATTTGCGGCATCTACTACACCAAACTCGCTTACTGTTAAGTTAGGCGATGCTGTAAAGTCTACAGGCATAGCATATTGGGTCATACCAAAACTGTCTCTCTTTAAAATACCTATATAGCCATAAGTGTTTGTGCCACTGGCGCCTACGTCTTCACCATGTGCTACTGAAAAACCTAATAATCGTGTATCGTCATAGAAGCCGGGGGCAGTTTCTAATACAGTATAATCACCTGCTATACTGCCTTTACTGCTGTTATCTACTGTTCTTGATGCTGTTGCGTTTAATGTTATTGTCTTTGCTGTAGCATCTTTGCTTGAAACTCTTAAAACTACACCGTCAGCATCAAAACCACTGTCTCCATATGTGCCTATTGGTTCGTAACCACTATGTATAACATCATTTACATTTATGTCGTTTATAGCCGCTTCAATATCTGTTGTTGATGTGCTGTAAGCAAAACCACCGTTACCATTGAACCCTGCTTGTCTTTGAACACCGTTTATAACTACTGTGGCATTACCTGCCGTTGTTGTTTGGTTAAAAGCATAACCATTTGGTATATTTGTTGTGCCTGCGTATGTTTGATTACCATCATTATTTGCTCTCGCGGCATGGCCGGCAAACTCTATTTGTCCCCAATATTGTTCGTTTGTTGCGGCGCCTGTTCTCCAAACATCTGCTCGTCCTAATAGGTTAGTTTGTATACCACCAATACCGTCACCTTTTATTTTGACTTGTGGATCACCGTCTTTTTCTATAAGATCTGTAACAAGTTTATTACTTGCTGTTAAATCAGTAAAACTTGCGGCAAACCCTTCTTGTGGTATTTTACCACCATTACCAAAACCTTGTGCTACTGTTGATGTAGTCCATACATCTGTTGCTCCGTCATGTGTTAGATATGCTTGGTTGCCACCACCTTGTGTCATAGCAAACCCTGTTAAAGCATTTGCTGTTGAACTATGATTTAAAACTAAAGTTGGTTCATTGGATTCTAAGCCACCACCGACATCATATCCTTGTATTCTTAAATAACTGTTTGTGCCACTGGCGTTTCTGTTAAACTCTAAATGCGGTATTCCGCTTGTAGATGTTATTAATACATTACCGTTTTTTGTAGCCAAATCTACTTGGTTAGTGCCTGTTGCTATACCAACCTCAAACTTGTTGTTAGTGTTATCATATTTTATTTGAGCATTAGCCATACTGCTACCGCTTCTGTCTACAGTTATAAAGGCATCTCTTGCTGAAGCATTACCATAGTTTAAAACTATTTTGTTATCTTGTAGTAACAAATCTTGTTTTTCTACAACATTTAAGTTACCACTAACTTCCATGTTACCTGCTACAGTTATTGTGTTACCGCTTACAGGATTTAGTTTATTTGTTATTATGTGACCGCTGGTAACTATATTACTTGTTACACTACCACTGCTTAATCTACTGTCTACTCTTGTATCAGTAAAATATAAGTTTGTGCCTTCTGCTAAGTCACTTGTTGATTTGTTTGATAAATCTAAGTTAGTGCCTGTTTGTAAGTTTACTCTTGCGTCTGCTCTTGCGTTAGTAAAGTAAAGATTTGTTGAGCCTTCTGTTAGATTATCTGTTGTATTTGTGCCAATAACTGTATTGGCTCTTGCGTTAGTAAAGTAAAGATTTGTTGAGCCTTCACTTAAACTGTCTGTATTTGGTAAAACAGCATTTACACGAGCATCTGCTCTTGTGTTAGTAAAATATAGATTACTACTGCCTTCACTGATATTGTCAGTGTCTAAAACTACTGTTCCTGTTTGTCCGTTTACACTATCTACTAATCCTACATCAGCACTCCAATATAATGTGCCATTTGCGTATGCTCGTAGACCTTGATCTACTGTTGGCGCATCTATTGGGAATGTGTATTGAACTGTTGCTACATTACCTACTTGTAATGTGCTAAATCTACCACTTGTGGCGATTGTGTTTGCCAGTGTTCCGCTTACAACGGCGCCTACGGTTACGTTAGACTGCGTTGTAGCAACGGTAACTGCGTTGTTGTTACTGTTTACTGTTATACTTGGATTAGAAGTAGTAACTGTTACATTAGCCATACTCTTCTCCTTATGTTATTGCTGTAAATCCGCCCTGTGCCGATGCTTCCGTTGTTGGATCTCCAATAGGCACTTCTGCGGTATATCTTTCACTTATGATATATCTATGTAGGTTTGTTGCTGATGGTGTATTGCCATCTGTCCATTTTACAGAAAATACTGTAGTAGGAACTTTTAATCTACTGTTAGGTAATATTTTACCTGTGTATCTTTGTGATGGTATTGTTACTGTGACATTACCATTTGCGGCGTCTGTTGTATTTACGTATGCGGCAACATTTGCTTGTTGAGCCGTAAAATACCCTGTAACTGTTGAATCTGTATAGTTAGGTTCGCCTGTATTTCTATTGAAGGCAACTTGATCTATCACTACTGTTTGATAATCAATGTCCCATGTGTAAGTTGATACGTCTACAGCACCGAACTGGTATGTAAACTGTTGTTGTTCTTGTGGAAACATATCCATTGCGATAACATTATCTGCCCCGCCTATAAATGCTTTCCAGTCTAATAATCTTGACATAATGACTCCTGTAGGATCTTGCTAAAATACTGTGGTATTGTAGCCTTTTTTGTTATACTTGTATTTATCCGATTTTGTGTTTTTTTGTTTATAAAGGTCCATCAACATTGTTATATAAAAAGTTACTTAATATATGATTACATTTTTCTTCTGTGTAATCAAGTTTAACCCAGTTTTCTAAAATAGTATCTGTTACTGAATCTATATGAATGAATGTGTTTGCTGATGTATCTGTAGCAAAAGGTGAGAAACTTACTATTTGATTATTAAATGTATGCGTATTACCTGTTGTATCTTCGCCACTTACATCAAAATATATTTCTGTAACTATTTGTTCACCATCTTGTGTTATTTTTTTATGATGTGCTCTGTTTATTGTAAAAGTTGTTGTAAAATCTTCGTATCTATTACTCATTATATCTCCTATGTGCTAAACTTAACAAAATGAACTTCACTGCCACCTATATACTGACTATTGCTGTCTCCTTGTGCGTATATAAAGCATTTTGGTGTGCCTGTGCCTGTATACAAGAAAGCAAAAGGAATATTAGCAGTATCTTGGTTAGTATTTGATTTTAATCTACTATCAGTTATAAGTGTGCCTGTTAGATAATATAACAATGGTGTTTCTGTTATATAATGTGAAGCACTACTGCTTATTTGCGGTGTATCAAAAAAGTTACTTGCTGTATTTACATCATAACTACTACCGCTACCGTGTGTGCCGTCATCAAATAAGAAACTGATTGTTTTTACTTGGCCGGGGTATGAACCTTTGAACACTCTTATATAACCTGTATAAAAACCTGCTCCAGTGCCTAAATCACCTAAATGTTTATAGGTCATATCGTTTTCGTGGAATGGTCCTACAGCAGTTTTATTAGCACCATTAGAAGGTAATATTAAATCATTTGTAGCAATACGATCTGCGGCTAATGTTCCTGTGTTTATATTTGTAGCATTTAAGTTTGTTACATTTACTAAACTTGCGTCTAATGTTCCTGTTGTTATAACACCACCATTTATCTGTGTTATACCACCATTTGTATTTCTTGTAACATTTGAATCTGCTACAAGTATACTACCTGCGGCTACAATAGTTGCGGCACTTACTGAACCTGTGTCACCTGCTACTTCTGTTACAATAAGTCCTTGTGAACCTAAATGCGAAGCATAAGCACTATCACTTGTTTGTCCTGTTCCACCATTAGTTTCATCTAATGTGCCTGTTAGTGTAGAATCGTTATATCCTATACTGTTTAATGCGGCTAAACTACCAGCATCTGTAACTTTAGCAAGTGTTATGTTGTCTAATGATGCTAATGAACCTAAGTTTGCGTTTGAACCACTTACAAAACCTACACCTTGTGCTGTTAAGGCACTACTAAAACTGGTTGTTCCTGTGCCACCTTGTGCTTCTCCTACAACATCACTGGATAACCTTAATCCAGCCGCACTTAAATCTGCTACATAACTGCTTGTTGTTGTTCTACCGGTTCCGCCTTGTGCTACATCTACCACATCACTGGTTAATCTTAAACCTGCGGCATTTAAGTCTGCTACATAACTGCTTGTTGTTGTCCTGCCTGTTCCGCCATTACCTACGCCAACTGTTCCGTTGAGCAATGATGTTGCTACACTATCGTTTGTTAATCTTAAGCCACCACTACTTAGTTGTGCGGCAGTTATTGTAGCACCTGTTTGACCTGCTATAGTAGTTATTGGTGTAAAGTCCAGTTTACCTGTGCTTATACTGTTAGCAACAATGGCATCTGCGCCTATTGTTCCGTCTGTTACTAAGCCACCACTAAAGAAGTTGGTATTTTCTACAAAACTTGTGCCATTATGTATATAAGCCTTTTGAACAGTAGCATCTCCTGTTTTAGTTGCTACAACTATGTCATTTTCTATGGGATTTCTGCCTATAGCAGTATTAAAAACACTATTGCTTGGTGCCGCGGCATTTGTTGTAGTAAAATAGTTATATGTAGGCGCACTTACGGCATTTGCCGCCAAAGCCAAGTTAGCATTTACGCCACTGTCTAAGAATGTTGTGCCAATACTACCTGTGTTTACTATGATATTACCACCACTAACACCTAATACTGGCTGATTACCATCTATAATAGTTATAGGGTTGATTAAAACATTAGCAGTCCAGTTATGAGCACTTGATGTTGTTGAAAAATCACCAAATGCCTCATCATTACCTACTCTTGTTTGATAATAGTATGTGCCACTGGCTAAACCTTTTATAGTAAACTCTACTTCTGTGCCAGTGCCTATTGTTGTAGGTGATCTAAATGTATCTAATAGTTTTTTAGTTGACATATTACTTTGTGTATCAAACCAAAGTTCTGCTCTTGTGTATATGCCACTTGCCGGTGTATTTGAGTTTACATCAAATGCTGGCATACTTAATAAACTTCTTTCATTGTCTACTGTAGGTTGCGTTGGTGTTCCTAATCTATTGAATAAACTGATATCACTGTTAGGTGCCGGTGTAAACTCTGTGATACTTTCTACTGTATATACATCAGCATTGTATTCCAAACAAGTAAACTCTATGGTAATCATACCATCTTCTGCTTCTTTTTCTACTGTTTGTAATACTCTGTAAAGTTTATCATTTTGTCCATATACTTGATCTTCAAATAGTTTTACAACATCACCTGCGTCTACACCCATTGTGGTATAATCTGCTGTGAATATTACTACTAAATCATCTCTTGTTTGTCTTAGTTGTTGATTTGCCAAATAACTTGCTTGAACATTGTTGTTTACAAACTCCATTCTTATTGTCATTTGGTTATCCGGCTCATTTGTTTCGCGTAAGTTACTTGGTAAGTCTATTGTTACATAGTTACTTTTATCCTTTTGATCTTTATCGGGGAACTCTACTTCAACACTATTATAACCGGCATCTAAGGCAGTTGAACTAAACTTTAAATCACTTATTATGTTATCATCACTAAACTGAAATGCTGAGCCTGTGCTTTCTGCTTTGTTGGCTGTTACACGCCACTTGCCCTGTGAAGGATCGAATGTAAAGAAACTGTTACAAGCAGTTAGAAGCCTGTCTATAGTAGTTCTACAATCTTCTGCTGTATTTACTACACCATTTATTGTGTAACGTTTTTGTGTAGCACTTGAACCACCTGTATCTGTATAAGTTATAAGTTCATCACTGTATGTGCCTAATGCGGCTAAACTTGTGCTGTCTATATCAGCACTTGGTATACTACAACCATATCTTGTGTTTGTTAGATAGTCATTTAACACTTCTTGTGGATTATCTAAACTGTTTGTTAGTTCAAATGTCATTGTGCCTAAGCCTGTAAGTTGTGCCTCGGGATCAAATGTAACTTTTATAACAGCAAATATTGTGCCACTGTTTTTTTCTGTGTTTGTCCAATGATTAACAAGTGTATAAGCATCTACACTACCACGTAAAGCATTAGCACTATCACCATCGCCGTCATATACATATACTTCTACATTGTTAGCATAATCTGTGCTTGTGGTATTGTCTTCATCTATTGTGCTTGTAACATTTGGTGATGTAGCACCGCCATCGAATACTAACTTTTTGTCATTCCAAAAAATGTCGCCTAATGTAGTTGTGCCACTGGTTTTTTCACCAAGTGTTAGCACATAAGTCATTGTTTGATTGTCACTACTTATTGCGGCATCTGTTATTATACCATTTTGGAAAGCATGTCCATATACCACAGGAACTCTGTATCCTGTGTTAGGTGATAACTGAACTCTTGTGCCACTGTTTAAACCTGTTGTGCCTGTTGGAAAATCCGGCATAAGCATTTTACCAACACCTTTACCTACACCATATACCACAGCACCTGTTAATAATGCCGCCGCGGCTTGAGCCGCCAGTATTTGTCCACCAACAAGTGAACCTGCTGTAGTGGTTATTGCCCACATAAAGTAGTTAAATGTCGATGCTATGGCTGAAAATATTGCCATTTATTTTTCTCCAAACACATAGTAAGTCTCTATAGGAGACCAACCACGTTTTTCTAAGTTTATTTTAGGAGAGTTTTCTAATAGTGTCATAGTAAATGTGCTTATGCTACCTTTTTCTTTCATTTCCTCTCCTATTTTAGTGTATTCTTTCAGTAATCTCAAACCCGCACTACTATCTCTGTAGTTAGGGTTTACCCACCATACAAGTTCACTCATTATTCTCATATTTGGCACCCATATATCGGGGGTTACTACTGCCATGAACACACCTGCTATATGTTCTTCTTCTTGTGCTATAAGTAACAGTCCGCCTGTTCTTACAGCATTTAAAACTTTTCTTACATGATGATCATTGTATTGACCTGCTTCTACTTTAAGTTTGCCTAACGGTTGTTGTTCCGCAAACTGTTTTAAAACATCAATAACTGCGTCATCATCTGCCTGTGTCGCATGTCTTACTATCATATCTATATATCCTCATTATCTTCTCATAGCGGCTTGTCTTGTGCTACCGCCCCCGCCACCACCGCCGGCACTACCTGTGGTGTTATCTCCATATCCTTTACCAAAGTCAAAAGCAGTAGACATTAATGTTGCTACTCTATCCCAACTGCTGTCAGTTGAGAAATATTCTTTCATACCTTGTTCGTTTGTTTTTCTTCCTGCTACTTTATTTTCTAAAATGCTGTTTATGTTACTACATTGTA